TAAACTTGCTGCTGCTGCCGTTCCTAAGCTTGTATCACCACTTGCGCTGGTATCGTATATTTCGCCCCAATTATTTGTAGCAGTAGTTTTACCTTTACCGTAGTCTATGGTATTATTTACTGCTGCTTGTCCCCATCCGTTTGTAACTGCCATTTCTATTAAATTAAGTTGTTATTGATCCAAATAAATACCATTCATCTGTTGCTACTTTTAACAATGTAGCTTGTGCATATTGTGCCGATAGTTTACTTGCGCCTCCAGCTGCTCTTAAAGTAACACCACTTCCAGCGACTACTTGTGATTGTCCACTATTGCTTTGAGTAATTTCGATTCGTGTTCCAGTAGGAAACGCCACAGAACTATTTGGTGGGATTGTACAGACATTTGCGCTACTGCTATCTAAAGTCAGAAATTTGTTTGCATCTGCTAAACTAAAGGTGTTCGGAAAACTTGAAACGGCTCGTGTAGTCGTTAATTTGACGCCATCAATTATTTCGCTTCCAGTAATATGCTTACTATTGAAAGAGCCACCCCCAACCTCTGCTATTGCAAATCTGTCTGTCGTAGCTATGTTAGCTCCTTTTGCCGTTAGTGCGCTGATCTTTATGTCTGCCATTATTTAATTTTTTTAAATACAGTTTTAACTTCTGTTCGTTTCTTTCTTTCGTCTTGTATCTTATATCACCCATCCAGTAAAGTTAATATCGTTATCGGGGTAAACATCTCCATCGCTATTTGTATTGTACTCTGGAAAACTTGCTTGGTTAAAGCAGATGTGATCAATGAATCTCTGCTTATAGTTCATTGCAGTCTGCATGGCTTTACCCTCTAAATAGTCAATTTCTTCTTTTGATGCCGTATCGCTATTCTCTGAATTATGCTTGTAGATTCCCTTGTTTGAAACCGTATATGCTCCGTTAGGTAAATAACGAGCAAAAGCAAAGTGAATTAAACATGGTTTAATATAATCAGTTAGCAACGCTAAATATGGATTTGCTAATGTACCAGCCACGATCTCAGCTTGTATCTTTTCTAGCAGATCAGTTCCTAGCATCTGTTGTATTTCTATGTCCTGAGAAATGCTGATGTACTGAATAAATAGGTCAGTATCAATATTGCCGTTCATTGAAGTAAACCGCACAATATCTTGTCTTGTAATTAATAGTGCTTTTGCCATGTCTTATCCTTTATAGTTTGGGTGGTGTCCATTGTTCGGCATGTCCTTTGGCGCTATCTTGCTTTTTGCGTTTCCATAAGGTGACGGCTTGTAGCTCTTTGGAATTGATGCAACCTCTGCACTACTGCTTAATGCCTTGTCCTCATAATACGATCCATCTTTTTTCTTCTTTAATCTGTACAGTTGCTCACTCCAATAATGACCGCAATTTACACCGCCTTTAAATTTAAATAAATCGTACGCTTGACCTTTATGCCCAAATGAACTATTGACTCCAGCCCTTGATGCTTTGTCAATGTCTTCCAGTCTATAAACAACTCCGTTTTTACTTCTGGTAATCATTTGTTTGCAGAAATCTCTTGTATTTGGACTGCTGTACCTTTCGCTATATTTGTAACGCACCTTGTAAATAGACTTGTCCAAATAACTGCTTCTACTGGGAAAGCTCTTTATAACATCTGAAAACTTTTGTAAAGTACTTTTACCTTTATTATTATGCTTTTTAATCCATTTGTCAAGATCAATGTTATCGTCATTTAATTCTCTTTCGTCTATTAATTCCCATGTTTGCGCCATGACCTCTCCATCCAAATTGTTTAGCATCTGATTTCCCTCTTGGTCAGTAAAATCCTTGTGTAAAGCAACGCTAGGCTTTGTGTAATCCCCTTTTAAGCCGATTATAGAACGTATCTCTTGTGGTGTCATGGTTTCCAATACCTTGTTTGCAACTAACGGTGACAAGCTATTTATTCCGTTTATAATATCTTTAGCCTCATCGGTCTTAGTCAAGTCCCCATCTGCGGTCAATGGCTGCAACTCATCAAAATGAATCTTTAATGCAATACCATTATAGGCAAGTACCTGCTCAATACCATCAAGCAAGAGCATTCTCATTGGCTTAATTACCATGTTTTCAAACAAAATGTATGAGTTTTTTAGCTCGTCTGCGTTACTTGAAAAGCCATTACTGGATGCGATGCCAAATAATAAAGGCGAAGTAACATTGTGTCCGAGCATGATTTTTCTTAAGCACTCTTCGGATAAAGTTGAGTACAAATCTGGTGCATCATTCACCGGCATAGCATCAACAGTGGTCTTGCTTTCTGCGTTACTATTAAAAGAGACAATAACCTTTTCGCCTTGTGTACCAGTAAGCGACTGCATGATCTTATTCTTAATCAATCTTTGCTGTTCCTCGCTTGGTGCTCCGTTATTAAAGTTTACTACTGATCGAGAGCTAAAGCCGTTGTTTACTTCATTGATTAAATACTCGCTAATGCTTTCCTCTAAAGTACAATAAGGTAATGCTCCAACGTAATCGGGTAATGCGTAATATTTTAAGCCAACAGAATACGGCTTTATAAAATAGATTTCAATAGCCTCTTTTGATTTTCCAAATGCTGGTATTAGCTGAGGTGGGTAATTCTTAATATCAGACCAATTATCCGAATAGTAATACGCTTCAACTTTCCCATCTGCATTGCACTTTTGAGCTCTAAGAAGTTGAACTGGCATGTGATGAACTTGAGCGACCTTTTTACGATCCTTAGAATAAATGACTTGCATAGCACATTGACCTAATAATTTTAAATCATTGATCATGTTCCGGACGTCTTCCTTGCTGAACATGGAAACCATTGAAGCGTATTCGTTTGGCTTCTGCGATGCATTACTTGCCGTTAGTCCTTTGCCATATACCAACCGACATGTATTATTTACTATTGCATTTTGAGTGGTGCTATTGGTATAACAGTCAATCAAAAATTGATAATAGTTATTGTCCTCTCCAAACGAGACGTAATCGTCTTTCTTGCTCTCCGTAATTACTGGTGCCTCGTAAGCTGCTAATTCTAATATGTGAACGTCTTTACTCATAAAACTATAAATTCATTGTCTGATGACTGGCTTGTAAATTTACCGTTGTTAATCGAATAAGAGTCTGCACTTTGATTAGTGCAAAATATCTTGTCTTTATAAACAACCGTGGTGCCATTCCTTATTTCTAAATTGTAAAAATGATTCTGTACTAAGGTAAACGTAGCGTTGATCGTATCGTAATAATCTCCTTGTACAGTACTTGCAATAGCCACTTGCACCTCCGTATTGGTCTGATCGTCAGTAATGAATAAACCATCGTAGCTTTCTGTTCTTGGTATAAACCGGATAGTCTGCTCTGTCCCTATTTGTTGTAATAGTATCATTTGTATATATAACCTAATTTTTTTCGCTTTGTTCCTTTTTGCATAACAATAAAAATCCAAACTCACAAGCCGTCTATTATCTCCATAGCTTCGATTAGCTGAACTTTATACTTCGCTAATATACGAACATATTAAAAACATGAGAAATGCCATTAAACTAAAATGCTTGAAATCTAAACAAATGCTTTGATTAGTATATAAACAAAAAAAGGCACTCCGAAAAGTGCCCTTTTATTATGAAAGGAATGAAACGCTAAGCCGTTACGACTGATGCATCTTCGCCAGCTCCAGTAGCGAAAGCAGTTTTTAAAGCTGCTTCTGTAGATACATCAATGAAGTTCGCCGGTAAAACTTCGCTCGCTACAAATGTGAGCTTGTAGCCGTTAAAGTCTCCAAGAGCAGCACCGCTAGAAATTTCTCCAGCAGTTGTATCGCAACCTTGAGCCAATCCCATAAGGAAAAATTGGTCAGTCATAGTGCGTACAATAATTCTTGGTCTTCCGTAAGCAAGAAGTTTAATGTTTTTGTGCATTGCTTGATCTTGTTTCTTTAAAGAAATAGCCAAAGTCTGCTCAAAGAACGTAGTTCCGTTATCTCGTGACGTTTGAACAGCCGTTGTAAAGCTATTCTCGTTCGATTTTAATTCGTATTTAAACAAAGATAAAATTGCAGCTGGTGCCCAAGCATCAACTGTATCTGTATTTGTTGCATCGTAAGTGATGTTGTCTGTGTCGAGGTCATCGAAGTTTGCAAAGTAAATGGCTTTCAATCCAGAAACCGAATCTTTGCACTCTTCAACTCTACCGTTTGTAATATCACAACTCATTTGTTTTTAAGTATTGTGAATAAAAAAGGGTAGGCAATTTTACCCACCCTTTAAATATTCAAGTTAGTATATTCTAAGCGTAGATAACTACGTCAGAGTTAATTCCCATTTGAACTTG